CGCTTCCACTCCGCCATGTCGAGGCGGAGCTTCGCGACCAGTTCCCCGACGTTGACCTCGCCCGCCACGCGCCTAGCCCTCTCTCCTGTGCCGGCGCATCTCCTCGGAGAGGATCTGCGCCATGCGGTCCTCGCCCACCAGCTCCTGCATCAGGTCCGAGACCCGCGGCGCCTGCTTCAGCATCCCGGTCGCGGCCGTCACGCGCGCCACCAGCCAGGCGAGGCGCCACATCTCGCGCTCGTCCCGGCGCTGGCGCCCGACCGCCATCGCCACCAGCTCGGCGGGCGTGAGGCGCGAGAGCTGGCGAGGCTCGAGGCCGAGCTGCTCGTACGCCAGCGCCTCGGCCTCCTCGTACCCGACCGCCATCTCTACTCGGCGGCCGCCTTGTCCCCCGCCCCCCGCCCGAAGTACCCCGACTCCGTGAAGGCCTCGTTGAGCAGGTACAGGACGTCGTTGAGCGCCCCCCGCCCGCTGTCCACGTACTCGGTCAGCAGCCGCTCGACGTCCTCGAACCGCAGCCGCTTGTCGTCCGACCGCAGCCCCGCGTAGAGCGCGTGCTGGAGGGTGTTGACCGAGAGCCGCGTGAGGTCGCCCACGATCTCGCCCATCGGCTTCCCGAGCCGCCCCTCCATCGCCTTCAGGTCCGCGAACGTGAACTTGATCCTCCGCACCCGGTCCAGCGTGATCTCGACGCCGCTCGTCATCTCCGGAGCCTCCCCTCTCTGGGTACCGTCGTCCCCACCACGGGTTTCTGACCCACTACGTCTACGTCGTGATCGACCGGCTCAGGTCGCCCGCCGGCTCGAACGTCACGGTCGCGTCCAGGAGCGACCCGACCCCGCCCGACACGGGCGAGTAGCGCGGCAGGTGCCACGTCCCCTGGTACCGCGGGTTCGCGGCCGCCGAGCAGGCGTAGCACGCCCGGATCTCGATGCAGCTCTGGCACCCGACCGCCGGGAACAGGAGCGCGTCCACGCAGGAGAAGTTCTGGTGGAACATCACGTCCAGGCCCTGCGACTTCAGGCCACCGCGCCGCTTCCGGGTGTCGTCGCCCATCGCGGTCTCGTCCAGCGACTCGGCCTCGTACGTCAACGACAGGGACGAGACGTGGCACGAGAGCGTCTCGCCATTGAACAGGAACATCGCGTTTTTCCAAACAAAAGTCGCCACAGCGCCCTCCTCAGTCGCCCACCGACACGGCGGTGAGCCAGTAGTTCGTCTGCCCGCAGGTCTGGGACCAAGCGCCGCGGTAGTACCGCCGGTCCGTGCTGGTCGCCGACGCGCAGTTCCACGGGATGTTCGCCCACTGCGAGTCCCGGCACGCGCGGCTCGTGAACGCCACCAGGTCGGTCCCGGTATTGAGCGCCGTGTAGCCGCTCGAGCTGTTGGCCTGGACCAGGGCCTTGATCCCCCCGGCCGTCGAGCTCAGGACCTGGAGCGCCGCGTACAGCGCGACGTCGCACGCCCGGCCCCCGAGGTCCGCCACGATGCCGGCGCCTGGCCCCGTGCAGGCGCAGACCGTCCCGGCCGTCCCGGCGTCGTTCCCGACCCCGCGCGTGGTGCCGTCCTTCAGCACGATCGCCCTGACGATCATGGCTAGACCCCCCGCCCCACGGCCTCGAACGAGAACGGCGCGATGTCCCCCACCGCGCCCCCGAGCTGGAGGCGCAGGACCTCGGCCTTCGTCATGTAGCCGGACCCCGTGGAGGTCGAGCCCTCGGCGATCGTCTCGGGCAGCACCACCACCGCGACGTCCGAGACCGCCACGTTGTCGAACAGCACGGGATCGACCTCGCCCACCCCCTGCCGGAGGAACCCGCTCCCCGTGATGCGCCCCATCTTGAGGCCGCCGCGCCGCACGCGGGAGGCGTTCCCGAACACCGTCGCGTCCAGCGACTCGGCCTCCTTGTCGACCGCCACCTGGTTCATCTGGCCGCTGAGGTCGTACCCCGCGGTGAACACCTGCGCGTCCTTCAGCACCACGCTCATAGACTCCCCTCCTCGCCGCACCCCGCGCAGACCCGGCCGCCCGGCGCCCCCATCCGGGGGGCCTCGATCCAGGCGTGCCGGTGCGCCTCGTCGTCCTGCGCCGCCGCGGGCTCCGGCGCCGCCGCGCCCTCGAGCTCCCGCAGCAGGGCGTCGGCCCCCGCGACGATCGCCACGGCCTGGGCCCGGATCGCGACCAGTTGCTCGAGCGTCACGACGACGTCGCCGCGTCCCGCACGACCTGGTAGTTGCACCCCACGACCGCCCGCCCGCCGGCGTCCGGCCCGAGGTCGAACGGCGACTGGAGGGCCTGGACCCACCGGAGCTGGATTCCGTTGACCGCTCTGCTCGCGCCGTCGAGCGCGTAGAAGATGTCGCGCGACTTCTTGAGCGCCGAGTCGAGGCGCGGAGCCCGCGCCAGCACCTGGACGCGCTCGACCTCCGCCAGCATCTGGCCCGCGGACGCCGCCATCGCGCGCACGGGCTCGAGCCCTCCGTAGTGGATCACGGCCACCGCCTCGTCCGGGTCGCTCGGCAGCATCCCCTTGAAGAGGTCGGTCCCGAGCGTCCCGTGCCCGCCCGTCGAGATGAGGTCCGCCACGTCATCGAGCAGCAAGCGCCTTGACCTCCCGCTGCACGTCGGCCGCGAGCCTCACGCCCATGCCGGGCACCGCCTCGAGGAGCGGCTTCTCCAGGTACTTGAGGGGCCGCAGCCCTCGGCGCCCGATCGCGCGCGCGAGCGGGTAGAGGGCGTCCTCCGGGATGCCGTGCCGGCGCGCCCAGCCCTGTAGCGCCTCGGGCGGCGGCATGAAGGGCGGACGCCCGACCGCCGGGCCCGTCCCCTCGTGCACGTACAGCGCGTACCGCTGGGCCGCGCCCCCGTACCCGAGCGTCACGACGACCCCCAGGGCGTCGGCCTTCGGGGCCTGGACGTGCCCGCTCGCCCGCAGGACCCCCATGTCGACCGGCACGAACTCGCGCTTCGAGCGCGTCATTACGCGCTCGCCCTCGCGGTACAGGGCGGAGCCCGCGAGCTTCGGGCCCGCGGCCCTGGCGCGCCTGAGCGCGGCCCGGAGCCTCTCGCCCCCCACCAGCACCGTCCTGGTCTCCGCCACCCTACGCCTCCGGCCCGCCGTTGGCCGACCACTCGGGGTTCAGCCGCACGGCGCGCCCGTCGTCGGCCCAGACCCCGCGCCCGAAGCCCCGCACGAACGCCCACATCACGCCGGCCAGCGCCCCGGACTCCACGCCGCTCATCGGGTCTGCCAGCAGGCTCTCGCGGAACACGTCGTCCGCCATCTTCTTCTCTCCGACCTCGAGCCGCGACCCGTCGTCTAGCAGCCAGTACCCGAACTGGTACGGGAAGTCGTGCACGACCGCGCCCCGGTTTCCGCGCCCGCCCGCCAGCAGGTACGCGAGCGGCGCGCGCGGGACCGACGCGAGGTCTGTGACGAACTCCGCCGGCACCAGCACGACCCGGCCGCCCAGCGCCTCGCTCCGGTACCGGAGGGGCGCGAGCGTCATCCAGACCGCGCGGCGCCGCGCCCACCCGACCTGCCGGACGTCGAGGTCGCTGAGGAACCCGCTCGCCACGGCTCTATTCTACCGCCCCGGGGCGCTGGGGCCGCGGCCGGTCCCGAAGGGGCCTCACGCCAGGTACGCCACCACCGTGACGCCCCCGAGGTCGTCCGGCAGGCGCTGGACATCGAGGAGCCCCGGCCGCCGCACCGTCTCCTCGGTCGACCGAACGTCGTCGGTCGAGAGCGTGACGCGGTCGTGGACGTCGAGCTCGACGATGTCGACGAACCAGACCGTCCGGGTCGAGAGCACCTGCTCGCCCCGCGCGTCCCGCACCAAGCGATGGCGCCCCGCGACCCGCGCCGTGTGGGCGACGTCCGCCCCGTAGGTCGGCTCGCCGTACCCGTCGACGCCCGTGCGCGGCGCGACTTGGACGGTCTGGCGGCAGAGGGCGCGGAGCTCGCGCAGCACTACGCGCTCCGTACCTTGATCAGGATCGGGTCGGCCGCCGGAAAGAACACGACCTTCCCCAGGACGTTCTTGACGTGGAACCGCAGGGTGTAGGGGCTCAGGCCGACGCGGAAGTGGCAGCTCGTGCAGACCGTGAACCCGACGTGCCCGCACGAGGCCGTCACCTCGGTGATGGTCCCGGTCGAGGTCGTGACGACCGCCCCGGAGCGGTCGTGGTACCACGCCGACACGGTGTCATTCGCGCTGAGGCTCAGGCTCGTGGAGCAGACCAAGAGCTGGAAGTCCAGCCGCCCGGTCCAGCCCTCGACGACCTCGACGTAGTCTCCCATCACACCACCTCTACCGTACGGCCGCCCAGCAACACGGCTTCCCGGCTCGTGTCGAGCCGCACGGCGGTGCGGCCGCCCAGGAAGGCGACCTTCCGGTTCGTGTCGGTCGTCCCCATCGCCCCGACGAGGCTCTCCATCGGGATCACGGCTGTGGCGTACTGGGTCGCCGCCCCGTCGTCGTACTCGTACGTGACGGCGATGAGGGCGGAGATGTTGTTCGTCGTGAGGCCGGTGCCCGTCGTGATGTCGAAGTACACCGAGAGGGCGAGCGTCGCGGAGTCCGCGGCGGGGAAGTTCGCGGCGAAGTGCGCCGTGAAGTCGAACGGCCCCAGCACCCCGCTCATGTTCTCGCCGGAGTTCGAGATGTCGTCCAGCTCCGAGATCGTGGTCGCGGCCACCCCGTTCACCGAGCACGCCACGCGGTGCTCGCCCACGGTCGCGCCGGTCGCCGTGCTCATGTCCGAATACGCGACCCAGACCTGCACCGACCGGAACGTGCGCGAGGAGTTCTCGGCGTAGACGGTGATCGTCGGCAGAGCCGTGAGGATGGCGTCCGCGATCGAGGCGTCGCTCTTCTCGGTCGCGAACCACAGTGTCTTGGTGCGGAGCGCCACCCCCCTACGCCTCCGCGCTGCGCCACTTAATGCGCAGGATCACTTCCTTGGGGTGGTCGGGGTCGCGCCCGAGGACGTGGAGCTTCACCGAGCGCCCGTCGACGTTGAAACGCTCGACGAGGTTGACCGCTTGACCGGCCTGCCAGGCGTCCCACGCCTCGTCGAGCATGGCGGCAGCGCGCTGCTTGAACGCGGCGGGGACAGGCACAGAGACTCCCCTACGTCGTGATCGTGACGCAGGCCGTGAGCTGCCACGTCTGCGTGCAGGTCTTGGTCCCGTAGTCCGCCACGCTCCG